CGGAGGCGGATAGAGAGGGTTGTATCGCAATCTGTGAGACTGCAGGCAAACCGTACAGCAAAGATCTACTGGTCAAATACTTCGCCCGGGTAAGAAAAGCATCGGGCGTACCCTCACATCTACAGCTTCGTGATCTCCGCCGAACAGGTGCAACTGAGATGGCTGAGGCTGGATGTACCGAAGATGAACTGAGAGCAGTAACGGGGCATCAGTCGCGGGAGATCCTAGCGACCTATGTCCGACCAACAATGAAGTTGGCTACCTCAGCAATTAACAAGAGGTTTGCCTCATGAAGACGCGAGGGGTGCCACACTACCCCGACTTCATTACCTGTGATTTTTGTGGGAGATCGACTCGTGGAAGGATCTACCCAGAAGAGCCCGAATCAGTGAAATGCACGTCATGCAATATGGAATTAACTGATGTAGCAACTAGTGTAGTGGTTAATGGCGAATGGAAAAACGACCAAAAACGATCACTCCACTCCACTGACATTCTGACTGACGCCATAAATCATATTGAAAACAATAAGTTAGACTAGACTTGGTTGCGGGAGTAGGATTTGAACCTACGACCTTCAGGTTATGTGGAAATTCAATAAAATCAATGGGTTACAGGGGTTAATATGGTTAAGCTCATAACTAATGTAATAGTTAAACTATAGTTTAGTTGTTGACGGATGCTAAAAACCATGTTAAAAAAGCGAGGCCGCTCCGGGGCCGAGCTACCCCTAATACTCGTTTTAAGGGGGAAATATGTATAACCGGCACGAACAAATCGAAATACTGAAATCGATACGAATCAGCGAAGGTGAATCTAAAACCATCGACTGCCCGTTCTGTCACGGTAAAAAGAAATTCAGTATCACGAATAAAGACGGCACACTTCTTTGGAACTGTTACAAAGCATCCTGTTCGATTAAGGGCGCTTATCGTAAAGGCATGTCTTTATCCCTGATCAAGAACCGGGTGGGTATACCGAAAGAATCTACCAGCGATTACTTACGGCGTGAGATCAAAGAACGTGGTCTTACTACCCGGCCATTACCCGAAATGTTATCTCAGCCGAAGAACCATACGTTTGTCATGAATTATCTTGATGAGAACGGATGTACCTCAGCCTATCAAGAAGGACTGATTAAGATCCTGTATGCTCCGGCAGACAACCGGTGCCTATTCCTGATGAATGACAACAAGGGTGCTGTTGGTAGATCTATGAATGGTGCCACTCCTAAGTGGATGTCATACGGAGATACTACAGGCGTGTTAACTGTAGGTAGTTCAAAGATAGGGGTTATCGTAGAAGATGCGCCGTCAGCTTGTGCTGTTTCGTCTACTGGAATGTATACTGGAATAGCTATTTTAGGCACGAATTTGAGTACAAAACAGAAACAAACCCTTAAATCGTATGATAAAATCATTATTTGCCTTGACAATGACGCTAAAGGTAAAGCTATAAAGTTATTACGGCAACTACAAGGGTTAGTAGAATGTACGGTTAGGTTCATAACTAAAGACCTGAAGTATTGCCGGAGCAAAGATATTGCTAGTGTATTAGAAAGTCCGGGACTATAGGTACGGTCAGTTTATGGAGGTTAGAGAACTACAATGAAGTGCAGAGGAATTGTCGTAATTGATTACGATCTACCTGACGGTTACAAGCAAGCGGCTGTAGAGCAAGAAGCACTAGAGAACGCTATACGGGAACTTGTTAAGGGAAACCCCAGAGTAGTTCATTCAGAAGTAGATATCAAAGAGCGTAGAGGTGATAACAAACCTGATATTAAGAAGATGAAATTACGTTCTAGCTAATTAAATTTAAAGTATTTGTTGAGCCCTATCGAAAGATGGGGCTTTTTTTTATTTCTTCTCCATGCTATCGTGTAGCTCAACTATAACTTAACTATGCGATAGCTATGGACATAAGAATACTTAAATCACTATTATCATTCGACTTTTATAACGAAAACAAATCAAACCTATCTAAGAATCTATTCGAGGATGAGATCCAAGACGCTTACGTCACAATCTCTCAAGCCCACGAAAAGCATCAACACGATCTAACTCCTGCCGACATCATGGCATTGTGGCAAAACCAGAACCCGGTAGCTACTCGGTCTGACCAAGAAGCATTTGCTGGTATCGTGGATCTAATTAATACAATAGACCCACTTTCCCCGCCTGTAGTATCTGAGGTTATCCAAGGCCTATGGCAACGCCGCATTGGCACTCGGGTGGCTAACCTCGGCATTGAGGTGGCTGATGGCAACACAACCGGGATGGATAGATTACACCAACTTCTAGATGAATCGAAGGAAGGCTTCATGCCTACTGACTTCGGTGAGCCTACAACCAAAGATATACACGAGCTACTGGCCGGTGTTACTGACGATAACCGCTGGGAGTTTAATATATCCACGTTATCTAGACATGTGTACGGGATTGGTGCCCGGGAGTTTGGGTGCGTGTTTGCATTGCCAGAGACGGGTAAGACAGCATTCCTAGTCAGTATATGTACTGGCCCCGGTGGGTTCTGTGAACAAGGTGCTAAGGTCATCTATCTAGGTAATGAGGAAGACACTGGGCGTACTATGCTCCGTGCAATCCAAGCACACGCTGGTGTTACTCGGGAGCAAGTAATTGCTGACCCCATGAAAGCCAGACGTAAGTTTAACGATATTGAAGATCTGTTCGACATGAACGAGATACAGGACTGGGACTTGGCTAAGATAGAAGCCTACGTCGAGAAAGAACAGCCTGACATCCTGATCATTGACCAAGCAGATAAAGTAAACATTGGTGGTAACTTTAACGCAGGACATGAGCGTCTGCGTGAGTTGTACCGCCGACTGCGTGAGACCGCGAAGAAATTTGACTGTGCCCTTCTTGCGGTTAGCCAAGCCAGTAATGATGCCAAAGGACGAACTCGTTTATCGGGCTTCGATATGGAAGGCAGTAAGATCGGCAAGATGGCCGAGCTAGATTTATGCATTGGTATCGGGAAGCATGAAGCCGGGGACGTTGATGACTCCGAGCCCGACACATCACGTTACCTAACCGTCAGTAAGAATAAGCTGAGTGGTTGGCATGGCACAGTAATTTGCAACATACAGCCGGAGATCTCCCGGTATGTGGAGTAAATATGCTGGTAACACTATCCAAGCAGGACGCCCATAGCAGTAAGCTGATGGGTGCAGACACGGTTAAGCTCTGTGAAATGCAGGGCTTTAAGCCAAGATTAGAGAACGACAATCAAAGTCGTACTGAAGCAAACATCTATGGGTTCAAGGCAGAGTTTGCCGTGGCCCGGTTATTCGCTCTGGAACCCCCAACTATCAACGTGCTGACAGACGGCGGCGTAGATCTTTGGTGTGGTGATAGTTCGATTGATGTGAAGTTTACGAACGCAGAGTTTGGCCCACTGGTATTCGATCAGATACCGAAGTTCCGGGCCCAGATAGCTGTGTTGGTAGGGAGAACCGAAGATCCAAATGTAATGCGGGTCAACGGATGGGTGGATCGCAGGACGTTCAAGCAGAAATGTAGCCCCGTTAATTTCGGATACGGCGACAGACTGAAGATGGAACACGATGAGTTGTTCCCGATTGAAACCCTGTGGAAACGATTAATGGAAACTAAATTTAAAGGGGAATAATGTGAGTGTAACTATTGTATTGGACTTGGAAACAACGGTTCAATTTGGTGAGGATAAAAGTAAGGATAACAGCCCGTACCATCCAAAGAATAAGATCGTCTCTTCTCATTGGAGAATGATTGAGAACGGTGAGATAGGCCCAGCGCGTCGGGCTATATTTAATCACAATGAGCAACACGGCCTGAACGCCGATAGCAGTGAGCCGATGAAGGCAGACCTTAAACGGGCTGAATTAATCGTATGCCATAATGCTAAATTTGATGTGTCCTACTTATTTGAGTCAGGTTTCAGTACACCAAAAACGGTGTACGACACGATGATTGGTGAGTACATCCTTGCAAGAGGACAACGCCAAGAGCTATCACTTAAAGCTACAGCAGAACGCCGGGATGTTACCCGGAAGAAGTCCGACCTAGTAGACGGCCTGTTTAAGTCAGGTGTGGGATTCGAGGCAATGCCACTGGCTACGGTCATAGAGTACGCTGATGCCGATGTGCTATCTACTGCTGAGATC